CATGGTGGCTGAAGCTTCTAAGTTCAAGGGCTTTGTGTTCACACAAGACGCTGTTGCTACTGTCAAGCTTCTTGACTTGGGCATGGAATCTGAGTACCAGATTAATCGTCAAGGCACACTGATGGTTGCTAAGTACGCAATGGGACACAACGTCCTGCGTCCAGCAGCCTGTATCGGTCTGTCTGAAGCCTAATTAATAGAGGGGAGAGGTTACTAGTGCCTCTCTCCTTTTTTGTTTGGAGATAGATATGCCTGAAGTTGGTGGTAAGAAATACAAGTACACAAAAGAAGGTGTTGCTGCTGCAAAAGCAGAAGCTAAGAAGACAGGCAAGAAGATGTCTTTTGGTGGTAAGCCTAAGAAACAAGTGGCTGCTATCATGGCTAAGTATGGGAAGAAGTAATGGCTATTGAACGTGGTGGAGAAACCTTTAAGGGTCTTCGGATACCTAAGAGAACGCCAAAGCATCCTAAGAAATCCCATGCTGTTCTTGTAGGTACTAAAGATAAACCAAGACTAATTAGGTTTGGTGAACAGGGTGCTAAGACTAACCAAAATGCTAAACAACGTAAATCATTCAAGGCTAGACATCGTAAGAATATAGCAAAGGGTGAGAGTAGTGCAGCGTATTGGGCTAACAAAGTAAAGTGGTGATAAGATGGCAACAACAACCCAACTAGACGCAGTAAATACTATGCTCTCTGCGATAGGTGAAGCACCTGTCAACAGCCTTTCCTCTGGTTTGGTTGAGGCCGAAATAGCAGAGACTATACTTAACACTGTAGACAGAGAAGTGCAGTCAATGGGCTGGCACTTTAACACAGAATTAAATAAATCATACGCTCAGAACCCTAGTGGTGAGATATTGCTAGGCACAGATATCCTACGTGCAGATGCTACACTAGAGGCAAACAGCCCTGACTTAGTTCAGCGTGGCTTGAAGATGTATGACAGAAAGAACCACACGTTTAACATAGGTGCTAACACCAAGTTAGATGTAGTAGTTCAATTAGACTTTGATGATTTGCCTGAGGTATGTAAGAGATACATCACACTCAGGGCAACCAGAATATTCCAAGACCGTATTGTAGGGTCTAATACTCTACATGATTTCCAGATTAGAGATGAAGAACGTGCGCTGTTTGAACTGAAAGAGTTTGACAAAGCTGCGGATGACCATAACATATTTGATAACTATGATACCTTTAGTATAATAGATAGGCAGGGTAGGAGAACTTTCTAATGGCACTCATCAGTCAATCTATCCCCAACCTAATCAATGGGGTATCTCAGCAGCCACCATCTCTTCGCCTTAATACACAGGCTGAACTACAAGAGAATGGTTTGTCTAGTGTGGTATCAGGCTTGTCAAAGCGTCCTAGTACTCAGCACGTGGCTGACTTAGGAACTATATCAAACTTAGACAAAGCTTTTATTCATACTATTCGCAGAGATGAGAACGAGTTTTACTCGCTAGTGATTGACACTGCTGGTACGATACGTGTATTTGATAAGGATGGTACATCACGTACTGTCACTAACAATGCTGCCTCGTACCTTACTGGATTGACTGACCCTAGCCAAGAACTTGCTGCTGTATCTATTGCAGATAATACCTTTATTGTTAATAAGAATGTAACAGTTGCTCAAGGTAGTACAACATCCCCTGCACGTAACCCAGAAGCTTTGGTGTTTGTTAAACAGGCTGACTATTCTTCTACGTACAGGCTAACTTTAACTAAGGGTGCTAGTACTAGTACAGTAGAGTTTGCTACTAAATCCTCTACACAGAGTAGTACAAGCTTGACACAGGACGCTGAACGTGGTGCGTCTACTGATATCATTGCAGAGAACCTAGACACGTTCTCAGCCACAGGCGTAAGCACTACGTACTATGATAACATTACTAACGCTTCTGCTGTAACTGGTCTTACTATTACACGCTACGGCTCAGTACTACATATTCAATCTACTGATACCACAGACTTCCAAGTAACTGTAGGTGACTCTCATGGTGGAGACCACCTGCTTGTGTTCAAGGATACTACCCCTGACTTTAAGAAGTTACCTGTTGAAGCACCCAATGACTTTGTTATTGAGGTAGCTGGTGACAATCAGAAAGCACAGGACGATTACTACGTTAAGTTTGACAATGGTGTGTGGAAAGAGACTGTAGAACCAAACATCGTTATTGACCTAGACGCTAGTACTATGCCACATAAGCTGGTAAAGGATGTTAGTGCTAACTTTACATTTGACGTACAATCCTATGAGGACAGACGTGTGGGTAGTGATACCACTAACCCCTTCCCTTCCTTCGTAGGCTTCAAGTTAGCTGATATCTTCTTCCATCGTAACAGGCTGGGACTACTAGCTGATGAGAATGTTATCTTCTCTAGGGCTGGTGAGTTCGTAGACTTTGACTTCTTCCGCAAGTCAGCACTAACTATTGTAGATAGTGACCCTATTGATGTTGCGGTATCCTCAAACAAGGTTAGCATACTTAAACACGCTGTACCATTTAACGAGGCATTGCTGCTCTTCTCAGACCTTACACAGTTCAAGCTAACAGGTGACCCTGTACTTACCCCTGAGACTGTAAACGTGGCTAATACCACAGAGTTTGAGGCATCCCTACGTGCTAAACCAGCACAGTCTGGTAAGTATGTGTACTTCGCCTCAAAGCGTGGTGCTTGGTCGGGTATGTGGGAGTACTTTGTAGATAGCGATACAGATACTAACGATGCTAGTGAGATTACCTCGCACGTACCTGAGTACATTGATGGTGAGATAACTAACATAGAAGCATCCTCTAATGAGGATATGTTAATCGTACAGTCTAGTAATGATGCACAGGCTTTCTATGTGTACAGATACTACTGGCAGGGCAGAGAGAAGCTACAGGCTTCGTGGTCACGTTGGGTATTTGATGGAGATGTAATAGGTGTATCATTTAATAGAGCAGATATCTACATTCTTATTAAACGTGGTACTAACCTATTCCTAGAGCGTATTAACCTATCAGTGGATGAGGCTACTGAATATACAGATGGTGCGTTTTCTATTCACTTAGATAGACGTGTAAGACTTGAGACATCAGGCTTGACTACTGTACCCTATACAGATAGCAGTACGATATACATAGCAGAAGACGGTGGTATCATACCCCTAGCATCTGTAGCAGGTAAGCTATCTGCTGGTGAGGTAGTGTTTGCTGGTATTCCTTTTACATTTAAGTACCAGTTCTCTGAGCCTGTACCTAAGATTAACAACAATCCTGTTACCACAGCAGACTTACGTATTCGTAACTGGTCTGTGGTGTATAACAATACAGGGTTCTTTACTGTTAAAACTACACCAGCTAGACGTGCTACCTATACACGTACCTTTACAGGACGTATCGTAGGCGGTGCTGCTAACTTACTTAACAAAGCTGCTATTGATAGTGGTACGTACCAGTTCGGTGTAGTAGGTAACGCAGATACAGAAATTGTAATAGAGAGTGATAGCCACTTACCTGTTGCTTTCCAAAGCGCAGAGTGGGAAGGCTTCTACGTACTACGTTCAAGGAGAATGTAATGCAGGTATATGTGAGGCAGAGTATCCAAGCTGACGTGGATTGGTTAAAGGATAACCTTAGACCAGAAGACGCAGCAGAGGTTACAGCCTCACATGGTAGCCCTGAGATAGCATTACAGCTAGGCTTTGACCACTCTGACGAATGTTGGACATTCCTTGTAAAGGATACCAACGAGATTGCAGGTATGTATGGTGTGGGTGATGAGGGAGTTGTATGGCTTCTTACAGCCCCACCTATAACTAAGGTTACAGTACCCTTCCTACGTGGCTCACGTAAGTGGGTGAAAGAGATAAACAAGAAGTACCCCCTACTAACTAACGCTGTTGATGCAGACTATCAGGTAGCTATTGATTGGCTACGCTTTGTCGGCTTCACATTTATTAAACGACATGAAACATGGGGTGTAGGTAATAAACCCTTTTTAGAATTTGTGAGGATAGACAATGGTTGACCCATATACCGCCTTAACTATAGGTAAGGGTATCGTTGGCTTTATGGAAGCTAACAACCAGTACAGAGAACAAGAAAGAGCATATCAGCGCAACAGACAAGAAGCTGCTCAAGCAAGAGACTTTGCTGTACAGTCACTAAATAAAAGAGCCATACAAGAAGCTGAAGCTGCGGCAGGTAAAGACTTTGAGTTACAGATACAGGCTATGCAAGAGGCTGAATCAAGGGCAGTGGTATCGGCTGAATCAGGTTTAGCAGGGCAAACTGAGGAACAAAAAGCGGCTAACGTAGAGGCTCGTAAGCTACGTGCTAAAGATGTTATATCAGGTAATCTTGAAATGATGTTAGACCAGATTGAAGATGAAAAGATTGGTGTCAACACACAGATGAAGAGCCGCATTAACAGTATGCCAAGAGGACAGAAGCCTAACATCATGGCTCATGCTATTGGTACAGCAGCTAGTGCGTATGCAGCAGAGGCTGACATAACAGGTAAAAACTTATTTACTGGACAAGCGATAGCAAAAACAAAACCTAATTATATCATTCCTAAAACTACTGGATATAATAGTAGTAGCTGGATGGGTGATTTTGGTGCGTTAGACTTAGACTTTTAAGAGGTAGACATGGCACAAAGACCACAAGTAAGACAGTTTCAAGCCCCTACTCAGGCTGATATCAGGCCAGCGGCTAGTGCTGTTGATACCTTTGTAAGACAGGCCGCTACAACTACACAACCTAGTGAACTATCGCAGTTTCTTACAGCTATAACACCTGCTATTGAAATACAGGCAGAACAGCGTAAGGTAGATAGACTTAAAAAAGAAAAAGAAATAGCTGATGGTATTCAGGCTAATAAAGAGTTTCAGGTAAAACTTCAATCTAAGAAGTTTCTAGGAGACCTTGCGCTTGATTATACTAAGAATGAACAAAACTATTTAGGACAAGACCAAGATGTCGTATACGCTGGTATCAGGGGACAGAAACAAGAATACATTGATACCTTAACACAAGCTGGTGTAGATAATGACATCATTCAAATCTTTGACCAGAATGTTGAACTAGGTCTTGAGACATTCATGGGTGAGACCTTTCGCCCTGCTAAGTATGTACACACACAGAACACTCTGTTAGAAGGTTTTGGTGACACTGTACGAGATATTAATACACAGTATTCTGCTGGACTATTAACAGCAGATGAAGCTAAACAAGAGATTAAAGATTTATTTACAGGTTTTCATCAGGTAAATAACGATTACTTTGCAGTTAATGATAACAAGGTAAACGATTTTCTTGTAGATATGGCGCATAAGTTAAAAGATTCTAATCCTAACTCTGCACTTACTCAGTATCTACAAGACCCTACTTACTCTAAAAACCAACTAGGTAAGTCACGTTACACACAGCAATCGGATGATATCACTACTAAGCAAGCAGCATTGGCTGTAACACAGTTTAATGCTAATGCTAAAGCTTCTGGTTTGGTTAGTGCTGTTGAACAGTTTAGATTAACAAGGAAAGGTAGTGTACTAACTGATGCTGGGTACACTAAAAAAGATGGTACAACTGTAAAGTATACTGCTAAAGAAAAAGAAGATGCTTTGTTTGCACTAGCAAAAGAACAGGGTCTAGGTCTTGGTGGACAGTTGGATATGTTCAGGGATGCTGGGATAACCCCAACAAGGTTTATGAACTTTGTGAATGATGGTGCTACTCTTCTTGTTTCAGGAGACCCTTCTAGTCCTCAAGGATTTGAAAAAGTCCAGCAGGGCTTGCAGATGTATCTTATGATGAAGAACTCTGGCATCAAGATGGACTTAACTGATGACGAGAAACTGCGTTATGATTTACTTGCATTTAAAGTCTATGACCAAGCCGATGTAGGTACTATTGAAATTCCTCAGTACGAGGAAGAGATGATGACGCAGACAGGTGTACTAACAGTACAAGACTTTGGTAACGCAGCTATGCAAATACAGGGTCTTGCTAAGGACAGGCTAGTCAGAATTGATGCTAAAGCAAGGTCAGAGGTTACAGACAAATTACAAGCAGGTATCTTTGCTGATGTATTTGGTACTGACTTATCTGAAACCTACAATACTGTGGATGTTGAAAACGCTGTAATCAAAGCCTATGAAGCTTTGTCTATATTAGGTGAACGTGGTACACAGGAAGAGTTAATACAGAAAGCTGCTAACATCGTTAAAGCAGATTATCAAATACCTACATCAAGTGATGGTACTCCATACGCTTTCAAAGATTTAAACACAGGTATGGATAAAGCATTAGATGTTGCAGGTATTGTGACTGAGTATAATCAAGCCCTAGCTTCCTCTCCACAAGTAAAAAGATTTATGCTTGAAAAGTTTGGAGCAAAGGATTTTGTGTTGCAGGTACAACCTGACCCCACTAATCCTAAGAACGCAGTTATTCGTGCGTTTAGAAAGCAAGATGGGCAGGTAACAGACATTGGTATTATTACTGGTAAGTTGGACAAGGTTACCTTGTTATCTGATAGACAGCAGCTAAATAATATCATAGCTAATCTAATTGCTCCTGATGACGTATCAACAGCTATAACACCTGACATTAATACAATGTCTACTTCTGGTGCTGCTATTGAAGGTCAGTTACAACAAGACTTAACTATTCCTCAGTACCTACTAGGTGGTAAAGGTGTAGAAGGTGTACCTGTACTATCTGATTTGGGCGGTGTACTGGATAGTCTTGGACAATGGTTTGTAGAGAACCCACCAATCTTTAACATTGATAAAGAAACAGGTGATATTACATTCTCTACTGATTCTGATGAAGCATACTTATCGCTTCCACAACAGGCTACTAATGCTATATTAGATGCAGCTAAAGATTTATTTGGAAGTGGTACTGGTGAAGTAGCTAGACCTATAGAAGGTATGCCTATATCTGATGTTTTAGATACCCTTAATCCTATTAGCAGTGCTGCCGCATCTACACTAATAGCTGAAGAGGGCTTTGAAGCTACACCATACGATGACATGGGTAAACAATCTGTGGGTTATGGTTTTCA